AACGCACGATCAGAACTCTCTGTTTCAAAGATTTCTGCGTTTTGATTTTCGTATCGGTCGTATTCTAACCCAAACAAAGCATTCAAGCCGGGTTCGAGCTCTTTGACCAATTGCATACGTGATATAACCATTGTTCAATCCTCCTATCGGCTTACGGGAATGAAGTAGTAAGAGTGGTTTTCAAATAACGACCTTCGTTCAATCTAACAATCCAGTTTGCATTGTCAGCTGAAGCATCGCTATTATCAGGATCTGTTGATATTCCCACAATAACGAATTGTCCAGTCGCACCTGATCCAATTAGCGTTCCTAGTTCTTCTTTTGATTGACCATTAACGGTAGACCCAGCTGTATATGCCATGTCTGCGTTAGAGCCAATTGAAGTTGGATCTGCTAATGTACCATTTGCTTGTACTTCATATAGCTTGTTCGGATCGTCATAGACAAAGGCGTAAATCTTTTCTCCCGAAGCCACGTTAATGGATCCCGGATAGTAATTTGACCAATATGGTTTTTCGGTCGTAGGATGTTTAGTTATGAAACAGCCATTGAAAACACCAATGTTCATAACGTTACTAGCAGCGGAAGCTCCAATATAACCTTTAGTCACTGCAGTACCGACTTGATCGGTTACAGTGCCATCACCTATAAAAACTAAATCGCCTTTATAAATAGCATTGGCTTGGTTATCCGCAATACGATACCTTGTGGTACCACCATTTTGGATGTTACTTCCTAACTCACCTACGGGTCTAAAACCAAATGGCGCGTCTTTATTTGCCATGATTTTTCCTCACAGTAATTAGTTGTGACCCACTCCTCATGAGTGTGTCAATTATGTGTAAATTATGTGGAAAACCTACTAGGTTTTTTTGCCACCAAAACTTACGCGAGTGCTTCTCTCCGAAGAGATTGGCATACTAGGATGTTGGTCCTTAAGTGGATCGTTTGCAATCGCTTCATCCTTATCTTTCGTCAGTTGATGAAAGTAAGCATTTCGCTCATTAACGGTTTCCTCAGGAATCCTTGCTAGCATTAAACCTCCAACAGCTATGACACCTTCATATTTACCTGAATCTAATTGAGGCCATTGAGTATCAGGATATTCATCCGCTCGGACAAATTCCCAACCTTCTCGCAGTCTGGCAGAGACATTTTTATTGTCCAGCTGTCCTACTACTTCGGCCCTTATCCATCGGTGCTTAAAGCCCTTTGGTGCAGGTGGTGCGTCTAGTTGTGACGGTGGAGCCCATGGTTTCCTTCGAGAAGTCTTCTCTCTGGTTTCAGACTCGCGTGATGGTAGTTTTTGCGGTTGTTTCGTTTTCATTATCATATGCCTACTCCTTCACGTACTTCGCATATTCGCTTAGTGGCACACCTAGTTTTTTTGCTATGGCTACTTGTGATGGTGTGAGTCTCACTGTGCCTTTGCGCCTTCCTGGAGATGCACTTCTATTAACAGAAGATACAGCCTGGGTTGGCGAAACCTTGTCAAATCGGTGAGGAAATGTTTCCTTCATCCTTTTGTCTATTTCACTATAGTATGAATCGGATGCAGTGTCAAATCCTTCTTCCACCAGTTTACGATGAATTGAGAAAGATGTCAAGGTCATTGGTTCATCCTGTCCAAACCATTCGTTCTTGTTGGCCCATTCCTCCGCCTTTGGATCTGGCGGCCTAGGTGGCCTTTGTTGTGGTTGTGGTTGTTGATACTGTGGCATTTGTGGCTGTCTTGGATCCACACCTCGTGCCTCCATTTCCTGTTTTAATCTTTCACGTTGAGCCTTATGGGATGCTGCTCGTTCCTCCTCAATAGCTAAACGGCTAAGTTTAGTTTGAGCCTCCACTTGTTTTTCAGTGTCCCCTAAATCCATCGCTTCTTTTAATTCTTTTTTGGCATTGGAAATCTGTGATTCCACGCGATCCCCATATTCAGCAACGTATCCGGAATCAACTTGCTGTGCTCTTTGTTTTATTTCTTGAGCATCACGTTGGACTCCCTGTGCATAATCAACAGCAGCTTTTTCTCGTCTTTCTGCTTCCCTCGCTCTTTTTGTTAATTTATCAATTCTTGATTGAACTTTTTTACCGTAGTCTTCTACTTCAGATTCTGAAGCTGCTTCTTTAACACCAACATCTACTTCTGTTGAAGTATCGTCAGAATTAACTTTTTTAGGTTCGTCATCAAGTTTAACCTCAGTAACTTCACCTTCTGCTGGCAAGTCAACCATTTTGGCATCTGCTTCTGATTGCATCTGCACTTGCATTTTTTGTTCTGCAGGCATATTTCCTCCTGTTATGTTTTAAATTGCAAGATATCCTCTGGGTCTTTAACCACAGCAATTATCTCGTCGTCATTAAGTATTCTCACTTCACCACCCTCTATTCCAAATCTGGAACCTGCATAACGACCAAATATAATCCAGTCATTTTTCTTACACCATGGTCCATTTGGAAATCTCTCTTTGTCTCTATAGGCATCCGGTCCTACTTTTAATACTAAACCTGTTACTGTTGAAAAGCCCCTCTCCTCCATCGTCGTGTCGGACAATATTATTCCACCCTTAGTCTTTCCTTGTCCCTTGTAGGGGAGAACCAAAATTCTCCACCCAGTTGGGTTGGGTAATCGTTCTAATGCTTTATCAGTATCAAGATGCTTAACATTCTCAAGAGCTTCTTGTTGTATCTTAGTGATAAAACGATTCTCTTTAGCTTCAGCTATTTTATTATTTTCATCCGCTTCTACTGCGAGGTCTTTTTCCTCAAGAGCGAATCTACGCTTTGGTATCTCTTTGTTCTTCATCTTTCTGCAGGTCCTGTATCTCCTGTTCCATTATATTATAGCCTTTGTATTCACCCACCGTCTTGTTGTATTCGTCAAAGCTGTGAATGCCACTGGCGATAATGTTTTTTAATTGTTCTTTGCGCTCCCTAATCCTTTTCAGGATTACATAGATAGCGGTTGTATCTTCCAAGTTATTTTTTTACCTTTCCACCCTTTTTGTAGCCTTCATTTCTTCTAATTTCACGATCCACTCTACGGATTTCATCTTTTTCATCCATAATGTGTTTAGTTCTAGAACTAACGCTTCCACCATGTTTTTTATTAATCTTTTGATTTCCACGTTTTCCCCATGCACCGTAAGATTCATCCCTACGAGCTTTCATGGATTGTTTTTTAGTGGATTCTTTCCCAGTTCTCATACCCAAAGATTCATCTTCTCTAGCTTTATATCCTTGTTTATGTTTCTTAGGTTTTGCTTTACCATTGCCGTGAAATAACGCTCTTCCCATTGCATCCTTAGTTCTGCGCTGGAGGGCCCTTCCTGTTATATCTTTAAGATCTCTTGCCATAATATTCTCCTATATATTATTTTAATAAGTTATGCAACTATTTTTTAACTAAACTTCCACCGAAGTAAAGCCCCACAATTGCTGCCATCAGATGCGTATCCATTGGCGTTATTACCACACCTGCGAACTGCCTGTCCACAAGCATTTCCTTCTGCTCAATTAGAAACAGAAAACCTCTACTAAACTCTGTCCATGTCAAAAATACTGAAACGTCAAAAAAGACTGGAACTATTTTTGGCCAGACGATTATAAAGAAGACTGCTGTTAATGCAATAATTCTTCTCGTCCACTGGAACCCTTCATTCTCGTATTTTCTCGCCTTCTCGATCGCGTTCATCTGGAATTTTCCGCGTGCAAGAAGCATCTTCTGATCTTCCTGCTTTGCCTTGATGCTCTGTCCCCAGATGGTCATAAATCCACCTAGCATACTGGACCCTAGCATTGTTATCATTTCTACTGGCAGTCCAAACATTATGTTACCAAGCTCACTATTCCGCCACGGGCGAATCCCTGCTGGAATCCTGGTCCTCCGTGCAGGCTAATCATCATTTGTTGCATAGGATCTTGTTGGCCCCATGCTTCATTTGGGTTTCCCCTGGGCATAAATTTTTCTGGTGGTGCATAGCCGCCACCGCCGCCGCCGCCGCCGGAACCTCCTCCGCCGCCTCCATAACCGCCGCCGTAGCCTCCGCCAATACCTGGGTCATTATAACCTCCAGGGAATTGAGGAGTTCCCCAAATATTAAATTGATGCATTCTATCTATTTCTCCATATTTATTGGGAACAACTTGAGTTAACCCACCATATCCAGTTAAATATTCTCTAGCGCTGTCAGACCATGGTTCAGATCCTGGTCCAAAAGTAGAGTAATAAACATTTTCATTCTCATCCAATATTTGTTGCATTCTTGGATCAGATCCAACAGGTGCTTTTTTCCAAAATGCATTTCCACTTAATGCTCCTGAAGTTACAGCTCCTGCCTGCTGTAATGTTTCAGCTAATTCTCTTCTTTGATCTGCTTGGCTTTGTTGATTACTTTGATTACTTTGATTACTTTGATTACCCCCGCCAAAATGATGACCACCAGGATCTCTTCCTGGAGGGGCTGATGGTCTACTTCCGTAAGTATCTCCACTACTGCCCCAAGGTCCTGATCTTCCGTATCCACCTGGCATTATCTTCTCCTGCGCATCGCATCGTGCCATTCTTCATAAGTCAAATGGCCACCTGGCATATCTCCTACTCTTTCTAAATCTTCCAAATAGTCCTGCCAATCTCTTGGCATTTTAT